GTGTGATCGAGACCGCTCTTCGCGAGTACTTCTTTTACGGGAAAGAGAAGTATCTAGATCGACTATCGTTTTTCAAGAAATTAGTAGTCGATTTAGATTTAAATGATTGGGTCAGCCAATCTACATTCCCAACATATGAGTCGTTATGTGTGGATTTCCACAATAGACTCCGCAACCATCCCGATCATGATATCGAGATGTGGGGCATCCGAGAGTAAACTCGATACAAATCACACTAGTATGCCGGTGTTTTAAGTGCATACAACAGAGTAAACTGCAATATCCCTCATTACGATGTCTGACTAACACGTAAGTTGTAAATATATGTTCGTAGCGTTTTTTCAGGTTGGCGATCCCGCTTAAGATCAACATGCTGCACGCGAGAGCTAAATCTCGTGTCCGTACCACACCCGGTGAGTGTGGGTGACCCGTGTCTCAACACGGGCGTCTTTGAGTATACGTACGTAACGCATACTTCACCATATTCTCCCCAGTCTGATGAATATTCAGATAGCATGAGTAATTCATCAGCAGTCGCTGAGGAGCAATTGGTAACATTTGTTGACAATTCAGTTAATACAGGAACTGGTACAACAGCCAGCAACCATGTGTTCTCATCTTCGGATGGGACAGTGTCAACAGATATTGAAGCGTTTTTCAAACGTCCAGTACGAGTTAACACTACATCATGGCTAGAATCGGATGGCATCGGTTTGAAGGCGACATTACCTATCTGGCAATTGTGGGCGAATAATCCTTACGTTAAGAATAAATTGAATAATTATTCCTGGTTTAGAGGAGATTTGAAGTTGAAAATTCAGATGACAGCATCACCGTTTTATTATGGTAAAATGTTATTGTCATATCAACCATTACCTTCTTTCACACCTTCCACAATTGTTGCTGATTCAGGCACTAGATACTTTATACCTGTCTCACAACGTCCTAGATTAGTTTTGATCCCAGGAGAATCTGATTCCTACGAGATGACCATTCCCTTTATCTATCCAGCTAACTGGTTGAATATTCAATCTTCAGCGGATGTAGCGGCCATGGGTACATTATTTTACTATATTTACTCGGAATTACAGAGTGCCAATGGAGTTACTGG